ACGAGCTTACGAATGGTACACCTCAGGTCCACGTCAGCGTTTACAGCCTGGTGGTGCCATTGTTTTGGTTATGACAAGATGGAATACAAAAGATTTAACCGGCGCCTTGATCCGTGCTCAAGGAGAGACGAAAGCCGATCAATGGGAGGTCATCGAGTTTCCTGCCATCATGCCATCGGGTGATCCAGTATGGCCAGAGTTTTGGAAGCTAGATGAACTTGAAAGCGTCAAAGCATCTTTGAGTTTACAAAAATGGAACGCGCAGTGGATGCAAAACCCAACCTCAGAAGAAGGTGCGTTGTTGAAACGAGAGTGGTGGTGTGATTGGGACAAAGAAGATCTACCCACATTACAACACGTTATTCAATCTTACGATACAGCGTTTATGAAAAAAGAAACAGCAGACTATTCTGCGATTACCACATGGGGAGTTTTTACATTAAACGAAGATCAAGGGCCACAGCTGATCTTAGTTGATGCTGTCAAAGGACGATACGAGTTTCCTGAACTACGACGCTTAGCCAAAGAGCAGTATGATTACTGGCAGCCAGAAACTGTGTTGGTTGAAGCCAAAGCATCTGGCCTCCCGCTGACTTATGAATTACGCAAGATGGGCATACCGGTTATTAACTTTACACCTAGTAAAGGAAATGATAAGCATACAAGAGTTAACTCAGTTGCACCTCTGTTTGAAAGTGGATGCATATGGGCGCCCACTCACCTAGAGTTTGCACAAGAGGTGATTGAAGAATGTGCAGCATTTCCATACGGGGATCATGACGACCTGGTGGATAGCACAACTCAAGCTGTCATGCGATTTAGACAAGGTGGATTAATTAATCACCCAGAAGATTATTATGATGAGCCAGTGGCTCAAACAAGGAGGACGTATTACTGATGAGTGCTATAAAAGGTGTAGGCATAGCTTTAAGAGGCTTTGGAAAAGCTTTGAAAAAAGACCCAACAGAACCTATAAAAATTAAACCTTTATCTAAAATTGGAGATGAGGAAAAATTAAAAAAATTAAAAGCAAGACAAAAAATTAAAAAGAAGTCTATTGAATATTTTGGAAAAGACAAAGGAGCTATGTACGAGGAGCCTAAGTAATGCTTAGAACGATTTATCAAATATTATTAAAAGCTTTAGGTAAAGACCATCCAACAGTTAGAAGAATAGCAAAAAATTTAGAAGATCAATCTGATCAAAAAGTTACAAGCATCCCAACTAAAACAAAAACTCCAGAGATTGCAACGAGTGATTTAGATGTTGAGAGAGGTTCAAAAGAAACAATAGAAAAACTTATAAATCAATTTGGTGAGCTATCTGAACTTGGAGAAAAAGGTGTAAGTCGACTACCGATCGATCAACAAGGTAATGCATTTAGAAATGCAAAACGATTAGAGAGAAAATTATTACAAGATAGAGAAGGTATCATGGGAACCGATACTGCAAAAGTTTTTGACATGGACACCGGTAGAGAAGTTGGTGAAAAAGGAATTAGAAGTTTACTGAGAGAAAGAGGTCGAAAAACACCACCAGGTGAAGATAGTATTATCGGGAGGGCTGAGGACATAAAAGATAAGGCACTTATGATAAAGCAAGATTTAAAACCAACAAACATGAAAGATTTTCTTTTTGGTAGTCAGCCACGTGATCGATTGATTGCAGATAAACTTGGACCAGAGGCAAAGAAAATGCTGCAAGAAAAAACTCCTGATTATTTTACAATGGGCGATGATTACTACCAAGCAAACAACGCAAGAATTATTAGACAAGCTTATGACAATTACCCACCGGACAAAGCTGATAAGGTTGTGGGTTATTATAATAAATTATCTGAAGCAGATAAAATAAGAAGAGCAGCGGTTGATATATCACAAGCTCCAAAATCAATTATGCTTCCTGCAACAAGAGCAATATTAAAAAAGTTTTCTGATGAGGGTAAAATTAAATTATCACCTGACACGTTAAGATCTTTCAAAGGTCAAGGTGGTGCAGATACAGTTGATCAATTTGAGAAAATTTTTGGCTCTGAAAATTTAGAGGTTCTTGATGATTATGTTGCAAATGTTGCAATGGGTAAAGCTAGAACACCTGAAGAGTTAGCAGAAAATTTTATCAAAGATTATTCAAGTAGAATAAATCCAAGTTTACAAAAAAGAACAGGTGGTGTTTTAACTCCAAGAGTAACGGATAGACAAGTGCTAACAAATAGAGAAAAGGCTCAGTTTTTAACAGGGACTGGAGACGATGGTAAGCCACTGACACCAGAAGCACTTGATTATTTAAAAAGAAACATTGAAGCTAATGATCCATTTATTACTGATCATATTATGCAATACTCACTACCAAGAGTTAGAGGAGACAAAGCAAGCAATTATATTAAAAATTTACCTGAGGGTTATGATCCACCAGATGAAGTTAGAGCGGTGCTTGATCTTAAACCAAGATTAGATCCTGGTGATCCAGAGTTATTTGCAAAAGGTGGTCTTGCCTACATGATGGGAGAGTAACCCATGGAGATCAATAAATTTAATCAAACAATGAAATATCTGACGCGACCCGCAGAGCGTCCAGCTAAAAGATTGAATGAATTAGGTCCACTAGCCCCACCTGATAAAGAACTATATGAAGTAGGTCCACTAGCCCCACCTGACAAAAAACTATATGAGGTAGGTCCACTTGCTCCTCCTGATAATCTACCGGTTACAACTGATTTACCAGAAGAAGATATAGAGTTTCAATCTGTTATTGAAGGCTTTGGCGAGGGTCTTGATCAAAACGAAAGAAAAAATTTTAAAAAAGGAGGTCGTACTGTAATGCGACCTACACAAGAAGCATATAAGGGATCAATACAAGAAATTAAAGATTTTGTTGCAGCAAAAAAAGCTGCAGGAGAAGAAATTTTTCATGAAGATTTATTACAATTTACAGGTGGAAAGAAAAATATTTATAAATTAAAAGCTGCAGGGGTTTTAAAAGACATTACAAAACTTGCTCAGGAGGGTAAAGGACCTGTTCAGAAAAAAGCTCAAAAACTTGTTGATGAACTTGTTGATGATGTTTACACCGGAAAAAGACCCATTATTGATTTAAAAAAAGAATTTGCCAACAAAGAAATATCAGAAAAAATAGGATTAAAAAAAGTAAGTAAAAGAGGCTTTGGTAAATATTTTAAGAGAAATAAAAAATATAACGAGATGATGAACAAAAAAATTAAAGGGAATAGTGTAGTAAACTCAATCACACAATCGATTGCTAAACAAGAAGGAGAGTTGAAAGAAAGATTAGAAAAACTGACTTATCCAAACGTTATTGAAATGAAAGATGATATAATTGCAAAAGCAAGACCAAGATTACCACAACCTAAAGGAGTAGAAGACTCTATTCTTAGAGATCTTCGACGTTATGCTGTGTCAAATAAAAACAAAGGTTCTTTGTTTCAAATTACAAAGGATTCAAAAAGTTATAATCAATTAAAAATATTTGATGCAGAGGCAGGTGAAACTTTAGATAAAGGTAAAATTATAAAATACGTAAAACAAAATGATCCTAGGTTTCAAGAATATGTTCAAACTTTTAAAGATGTTAGAAAAATAAGAAATAAAAGATATGGAGATGGAACTTTAAATGATGCATTAAAAAAAATAAAAAGAGGAGGGGTAGATGCATCAATTCAACTTGGTCATGTAGATGGAGTTGCTGTTAACCCATTAAGAAATTTGGAGCCTCAACTTGCTTTTGCAAATCAAGCTGCAAGAGCAAAAGGTGCAGATTTTAAAAAACTTGGATTACAAGCTCCTAGAGGAGAAGGAGGTGTTCCAAGAAGATTAACTGCAGAAGAAAACATAACTCGTTTTGTTAAATTTGCAGATAGAACTTTAAAAACACCAAGGCCAGGTACTAAACTATACTCAGGTCTCGCAGCTTTACCAGAGATGGGAAGAATTGGAAAAGAAATGATTACTCAAGACGTTCCTAAGTTTGGAAGGTTTGCAGGACAAGTTGCAAAAGGAGCAGGGAAAGTTGTGGCTACAACCGGTCGTGCATTAGTGGGCCCTGTTGAGCTTCCAGTATCTTTAGCAGCTGGAGGACTATATGCTAATTATCGAGATCGAGTAGATTTTGAAAAAGCTGTGAGACAAACAAATCTTTCTGAAAATAAACAAAAAGATCTTATAAATAAACATAGAAGATTACAAACCGATGTTGATTTTGGTGTGGGCGAAGAAATTTTAGTGGACACTATGGGCACTGAAAGTGATATTATTGGTGGAATTAAAGACCCTGATAAAGCAGCTCAATTTCAAAAATTATCTAAGGACTTTATAAATACATATCGAGAAGATGAATTTGCAAAGCTAGAAGACGAACGAAGAGATGCTGCCTTAATAGAAAAGGATGAATTATTTTGATATACTCTAAAGGTAAAAAATCAGGTCCACCACCAGAGAAAGGCCCAGCCTCACAAGGGTTGAAGTTTACTAAAAAACCCTATACAACCAACAGATCGGAGAGATTATATGGGAGAAATAGACAAGTCATTACCAAACGTAAAACAAGAAGTTAGTATAGACCAACAAGAGATTGAACAAGCAATTGATGCAGATCAAGAGATTGCAGAAAAACAAGGTGCGCCAGTTGATGTTCAAGAAAACGAAGATGGTAGTGTTGATATAAATTTTGATCCGGGACTTGCGTCCCAACCACAATCATCAGAACATTTTGCAAACCTTGCAGAACTTTTACCTGATGAAGTTTTAGGAAGTTTAGCTTCGAACCTAATGGGCAATTACCGTGACTATAAGATGTCGAGAAAAGAATGGGAAAAATCTTACACGGATGGTTTGGACTTATTAGGATTTAAATATGACAATCGTACAGAACCCTTTAGAGGTGCGTCAGGTGCAACCCACCCTGTCTTAGCAGAAGCAGTGACTCAGTTCCAAGCTTTGGCGTACAAGGAATTACTACCTGCTGATGGTCCAGTAAGAACACAAGTTTTAGGAATCAGCACACCA